CCAGATCAGGATGTGATCACTCGCGAACGAAGCGCTCGTGAGAGGGACCGGAAAGGTTCCAGTCTGCGGAGGTATGTCGATATATCCACCCTTGCCTCCCGAGGTGACGATCCCCAGTCCCGCGAGGATCGCGCCTCCCGTGGGGCTCTGGATCGACTGATAGCTCGGATTGCCAGTAAGGAAACCCAGGTCGCTGTCGATATATCCGGTTGTGACTCTGATTCCTGGCGAAGGTCCGGAGGCCGTGTTGCCGATGATCAGCAGGGTCTGGTTGGGCCAGTCCCACTTGATGTTTCCGTCGCCGGCGAAAACCGGGACGCCCGAGACTTCCTTGCGATACTGAATGGACTGGTCGACGCCTCCGGGAACGGCGGTTGTCCCGCTCCCCGCGGTCGCGAAATCGAAGCTGCTCCACCCCCCCGTCGAGGCGTTGAAATACCAGTATTCCGAGCCGCCCTTATAGGCCAGGCCTCCGTAACCGCTGGCCGGAAGGTTCAATTCCGTGCTTGCGCCGTGCGCCGCAAGATAGAGCGCCTGGCCAGCCGCCACCCCCAAACCGAAGTTCGCGCCTCCGTTGGGAACTTTGACGGCATTGTCGGCGGTCGAGGGACTATAGTAGCCCGCGGTCGATTCGATGTAGCCGTCTTGTACCTTGAGGCCCAGATTAGGCGGTCCTACCGGGGGGCCTGCATCGGGCGGTTTGGCGACGACCAGGAGGGTCTGAGTCGCTGGATCCCAAGTAAAATTGCTGTCGCCCGCCAAACCGGTTCCGCTCTTGTATTGGACACTCTGCTCGACGCCGCCCGGAGCGCCGCTGGACACGGCGAAGTCGATCACCATCCACGATGTCGTATCCGCGTTGTAGTAGAAATACTCCGAGCCGCCCTTATAGGCGAGAGCGCCGAAGGTCGGGTCAGGCGCGGTGAGAGAGGCGCTGGTGTCGTGCGGCGCGAGATACAAGGCCTGGTCGGAGATCAGGCCCGTCGCCTTCAATTCCGCATTGACCCCGAAGAAACCGCTGTTGCGGTCGATGACGAATTCGAGCGTTTGCGTTCCGTCGTCCGCGTACCGATAGAGATCTAGATTGCTACCCGCGTTGCCGACGCCCGTTTCGTCGCCCTCCATATTGAGGGCCCAACGCAGGTCGCTGTTGCGCCGCCACTGGACCGAAGCGGGTTGGATAGTCGTTGAAACGCGGGGAGTGACGGCAGGGTCGCTGTTGACGCCGATCGCGCTCACGTTGCCCAGCGCATACTGCGCGCCGTCGATATTCTGCAACCACGGAGTCTGGCCGCCGCCGCGGATTACTCCCACCAGCGAACCCTGCATCTGTTGGAAGAACAGATACCATTCGCGGGTCGTCGTGGGCTGCGACTGGTCGGCGACCAGTTCGGTCAGGGCCGCGCGGATTGGAGGAACGATCGGTTCTTCTGGCGTCATGAAACACCCGGAGTGACTTCGAGAAATGCGTCGATCAGGGCTACCTTGCTCTGCCCCTGCACGCCCACGCGGTAAACCCGGTCCCGCGACTTGCCGAGGCGCCGCCATACGATGCGGCGCGTGTAATCGGCGTTCACTCCGCCCGACGCCACGCGCCGATGGGCGAAGGTGTGGCCGCGGTCGTCCGACCAGTCCAGGCCGACCAGCATAGCCGGGAATGTGGGTGCGGGCGTTCCGGTCTCCATCAGCAGCTCGAAGCGGTGATGGAAGTTGGTTTTGTCCTCGTTCAGCAGATGCGGAAACGCGCGGATATATTCGATCGCGCTTCCGTCGTCGTCGAAATAGTCGAGGCTCGCTTCGTAGAGCTTGCCGGTCTGCGGGTCGCCCACGATGTGCTTACCCCCGGTACCCCATTCGGGAACGAACGCATGGAACCAGGCTTTGTAGCGCAGGTAGCGGACGTTGACCGAATCCCAGCCGGCGCGCTCGTGCCACAGTCCCGAGGTCATGTCATAGACCCACGTGGCCTGCTCCTGCCAGAAGTTGATCACCCAGAACAGATGGCCGCCGTCGCGGTAGGCGTATGATACGGCGTCGTCGACGCGGAACGCCGGAGCGTTCCAGGCCTCTTCCTGCGCGTGAGTCGAGATGCGTTCCGGCTGAAAGGCCAGCGCGCGGTAGGCTACCGTCTGGCCGCTGGGAGTTCCGCCCAGCCAGCACGTGTACGAACCGACCGTACAGGGCGCGTAGGTAGCGACTGAGCCGTCATGGATAAACGCGCCCGGCACCCTTTGAAATGGGAACGTAGCGACTCCCGCGGCGTCGATGGTCGACCCGATGTTCGTCCATACCTCGGTGGTCTCCCGGCCGAACAGCCATAATTCCTCGTGGTCGCACAGAATGGACCGGATGTAATCGGCGTACCCTTCCTTCACCCCGCCGTCGAGCGGGTCCCAGAAGGTTCCGTCGTTGAGGCCTGACAACTGAAAGGTCCGGCCGACGAGTTGCAGCGACGGGTCCGATTCGGGCGCCCGGTTGACGATGAAATAGCCGTCTAGAAACCCTCCCGTGATGGCCGTGACCGGATCTCCCCCGGCCGCGTTCCATGTGGAACCGGTCGCCGTCGGCGCGGCCGAACTGAGCGTGATGTGTCCGCTATCGACGTAAGTCGCGATGTAGGTGTTGATTCCGATCGTGACCGGCCGTCCGGTCATCGAAGGAGTGAACACGTCGCCCGAAGTCCAGGTCGCAGTCGAGCCGCTCGTGTCGCAGGTCCCGCCGATCTGGAACCGGCATAGCACCGGTCCCGACCCGTTGTCGCAGTAGGCCAGGTTGCCGCTCACGATGAGCAGTTGATGGCCGTTACTGAAGATCTGCGCGGGGTCGGGCGAACTGCCCAGTTGCGCGACCGTTCCGCTCGAGACTACGACCGACCCGTCCGAATGCACTTCGGTGAGATTGCCGCCGTTGACGACGAACAGGCGTCCTCCTCCGGCCCACAGGCAACGGATCTTGATGGGCGACAGCGTGGCGAAGAGCTTCAGTCCGGGACGCCCGTAGAGGACCATGCGGCGCGGCTCGTCGGGGGTCTCGATCAATTCTGGATATAAGTTCATCGTCTGTTGCGCCGCCGCGACGACCGAACGCGAAGTGTAGCTGGGTCCCGCCAGAGAGATCTTCATGCGGCGATTGCGGCCATGACGCACAGAGCCAGGCCCAGCGCGACCAGGTTGATCCTTGGAGCAGAGATACCCGCCGCCGCAATGGCGAATACCACGAGCGCCAGAATGAGCAGCACTAACTTAAGGGAGAGTGTCGGCATGATTCCTCCCGGCAGCCACCGCCGTTTCGACCGGTTTAGGCGGCTGCAATTTTTCGAGTGTTTTCATGAGCCATTCGGCGTCGGATACGCGAACCCCCCTGGCGCCTTCGATCACTCCGGCCAGCGCTCGCGCTTCCTCGTTCTCGAATTCGACCAGCTTGTCCCCGTAACCGGCTTCGGGGAGCTTCCAGCCGATCTGTGAGCCGTTGGCGCGAAACTCGCTCGCAATCGACTCTTCGTCCGTAAGCCGCACCTTCTCGATCACCCGCAAGAGTACGGCGGCGTCGGCCAGGCGTTCGACCGAATGGGAACCGGTGAGGGTCCACAGCATGAGCCGGTTGTAGTAGGAAAGGAATATAGTCTGCATGTCAGATCAACTTGTTTACGACCGCTTCCACCGACGCCTGTAAAGCGGCGTCGGTAATCGCCGACCCGTTCGTCTGAACGGCAGGGTCCATTACCGTCGGAGGCTGAATTTGCTGGGCGACGGCGTCGGGCTGGTTGTACGTCATCTGCGCCCACCTGAGCCGCGCGTTATGCGCGGTGACAGTGGGCTCCTCGTTCATGATGCTGGTGGCGAATGTAAGCGCGGCGACTTTCACCCGGCCCCGGAATGTGACGTCGTTCATGAGGGTGGCTGATTCTTCATATGTCATCGCCATTCGGTGTGATCCTTTCTAAGGAACGTACTTCACTCTGTTTCCGTCGGCTGCGTCGTACCAGAGTTGCTTAGAGCCCGCGGCCGGGGCGGCGGAAGGAAGACCGGGCAGGCGCAGATTGGTGGTGATGTTGCAGTCTCCTGTCACGTCGAGTACATAGGCCGGGGCCGGTTGCCTGACGCCCACGCGCCCATTGAGCAGGTCAAGCGACATCATGTGTTTGGAATTGGGAACCAGAGATCCGGGCGTGGTGTTCGGCCATCCCTGGAAGTAAGCCGTATTGTTGGTTACGTTGATGGCAAACCATTGGGTGCCGGTCGATTGATTGTTGCCCGCCGCATCCGAGTAGCTTCCAAAATAAATAAGCTGGTTGCTTTGGCTATAAGCCACCATCGAGAGGTCGCCTGTGGCGTTGTTAGTCAGCCTCACCTGGGAAGCGCTGCTGGCAACCGTGGTATTCACGTGCAGCAAAACAGCCGGAGAAGCGATGCCTATGCCGACTTTGCTCACATTGTTCAACTGGAACGTGGCCGCATCAATATTGCTCAACCATGGCGTCTGAAACGAGGTGATTTGCCCTGCGGATGGCGAGCCCGTTATCTTCGACCAGGGAAGCCCCGTAATCCAGGCCGGGTTGTTATAGGTCTGTGTTGTGTCGACTGCATTGGTCACCTGCGCCGCGGTATAGTCTCCGGTCGCCGCAACTATCGCGCCCGTTCTGGTAAATACGCTGCTTACCGGCGCCGCGGCTGCATTGATCGTGATCGTCATCGATCCGGCGCTTGACGATGCGCCCAGCGTGACGTTCGAGCCCGCCGCGAAATTAAGGATGTTCTGCAGGCCGTAGGGTGTGCTGTTCACGCGAGTATCGAGGCTCGCATTAGCCCACTTAGCTCCCAGAGTTTGAGTGCTATCGGCCGTCAGTACCTGTCCATCGGTTCCCACTCCGAGGCGGGTGGTCGTGGTTCCGTGGATGATGAGGTCGCCCTTGGTCGTGGTCGGATCTGCGAAGCCGCCCGATGGGGTGGCCCATTTCATTCCGGTTGTCTGGGCGCTGTCTGCAGTGAGAACCTGACCGTTCGAACCGATTCCCTGTCTCGTATCGGCATTGCTGAAAACATGCAGATCGCCCTTGGTAGTGAGCGGGCTGGTTACCGAGGCGGGGACTCCCGCGATCTTCGACCAGGCCAGCGAAGTGAGCCACGAGGGGTCGGCGTAACTGCCGATAGTCGAGACCGCATTGGTCACCTGCGCCGCGGTATAGTCTCCGGACTGTGCTACGACTGCGCCGCTCCTGCTGAATACCGACGCCACCGCGGCCGTCACCGTGACGTTGATGCGGTTGTTCCCCGCGTCGTCGGTCGCTGTCACCCCAGCCCCAACGAAGTTGAGGAACGTTCGGCTGGTGAGCGTGATCCCCTCGTCCTGAATGATCGCCACTCCGGGAGGCCCTTGCGGTCCCGTGGCGCCTGCCGGTCCCTGTGGGCCCGTAGGTCCCGGATCACCCTGCGGCCCGCGCGGCCCGACCGGTCCCGGAGGTCCGGGCGGGCCCGGTTCGGGTACGGGCGTCACCCCCATTCCGCTCGATCCGTCCGTTCCGTTGCAACCGCACGATCCGAACGCGGTATCCGCGATCGGCATAGGGGCGTTGATCGATTCCAGGCGCATCAGCGAAATACGGGCCTGGTCCCGGACGTCGGCGTCTACCCTCCGCTGGAACTGCGGCGCGAGGCGGCACGAGAGGTTCAGGACCAGCGCATCTTCATAGCCTTCGGGCAGCAAAACAGCGTCCGAAAGGCTCGACGCCCGCGGGATCGAGTGCCAGGTGTAGAGTTCGAGGCTGATGCCCGCGCCCGGCGCTCCCAACAGGTAGATGCGCGAGAGCGGCGCGGCCCGGTCGTTGTAGATGGCCCGCACTCCTCCGACTCCCGGCTGCCGGATCTTCGACCACTCCTCAGGCGTGAGGACCGAAACGGGATCACGCGCCTGCCCTCCCGTCTGGACCAGGTTCGCCATCGTGATCATCTGCGGCCGCGGTGCGTTCCAGTCGGCAGTCTGCTCCCCGCTAGGATCCTGTCCGATGGTGTACGAAGTCTTCCCGGATGTCAGCGGCCACTGTTGGACATCGAGCGAGTAGATGAACAGGCGGTCGCAGTTCAGCGAACCGATCAGGCGGTTCAGTTCGTCGATGCAGTCCTGAAACTGGGCGGGCGACGGTTTGCGTTGCGGGCCGATCGTGACGCCCGCCTTGCGGAGCGCGGGATAGAGCAGGCCGGTGTCGACCTGAACCAGTGGGGCGGCCATCAGGCGGCCACCGGAGGCGCGGCTTGCGGGAGCCGCATATTGGAAGCGTTCATGGTCGCAAGCGATCCTTTGGACGCCTGCGCCGACGCTGCCACCGTCGCGTCGATGGGACGACCGTATTCAGGCGCCAGCAGCACGGCCAGATTGAACCGGATGGCCTCTTCGTATCCCGGCGGAAGGTCGACCGTTGCGTCCACGCTCGCGAACTGCGAGATCTGCTGGAGCGAATGCACCTCCATGTTCCCGGCGGTTGCGGCCGGCCAGACGTTCAGGGTGGCGTTGGGATAGCTGTATTCGACGTACATCTCAAGCGGAAGCGCGATCGGTACGCCGGTCGGTTCGAGATAGGTCGCCCATTCGTCGGCCCCGATGATGTCGAGCTCGTGACGGAACCCGGTGTAAGCGGCCGCGATCGATTGGCATTTGGCGGGCCGTGGCGCCGCCAGTTGGCCTCCGGGACCGATGGTGAAAGATCCGGCCGCCGACGCCAGCGTGTAGGTCAGCCGCTGGGGCTGGAAGTTGTGCTGCACCTGCGCCGCGGGATTGTCCGGGAAGACCGCATATTCCATCACCGTATAAACTTCGAAGGTCACTCCCGAAACCGCGGCCGGCCAGACCCACACGGTCGCGAGCGGGAACGCATAGTCCACATACGCCTTGAGCGGAAGATTCAGCAGGCCTCCGCGTTCGGCGATGTCCGTCCAGCGGTCGACCCCAACAATTTTGACGGCCCGGCCGAAGGCTCCGTTTGCGGCGCGCGCTCCCACGATCTGGGTCGGCCTGACAGCGCCCGCGATCCCGCCTGGACCCATCGAATAGGACGTCGCGCCGGTAAGCGAAAACGTGTCGTGCCGCAGGGCCCAGACCGTCAGACCTTCGGTGCTCCAGAGAGCGACCATCTGGTTCAGGGTGTAGAGGGCGTCGGTCAGTTCCTGCGCTTCGAGCGTTTCACCGGCCACCACGGCGCCGATGAGGCGGAACGAGGAGTGAATCAAATCGGTGACTGTGATCGGCATCGCAACCTACTTCCGCACTTTCCGGCCGCTCTTGGGCTTGCGCTGGGCTGCGGCCGCCGGCCGTGGAATTTCGGGTTCCGGCTCCGGTTCTTCCGGTTCCGCTTCGACTTCGGGCTCCGGTTCGGGTTCCTGTTCCGGTTGAGGTTCGGAGGGGGGAGGCGCCGCCTCGAGCGCCTCCCCGGCCGTGGGCGAAGGGTCGTTATCGGGCGGGAATGGCTTCTCGCTCCAATCTCCGCCCAATTGCGACTGTTCCTGCCGGCTGTTGACGATCATGTATCCCCCGGTCCGGTGGAACATCATCTTCGGGAACTCCTGCCAGGGCATCAGGCTGGCTGTGCTACCGGGCCTACCCCGATGCCGTCAGGAAACGGGAAAAGCCGGTACGACTTTCCGAGTTGCGCCTGTTCGTCGACGCTATAAACCAGCACGGCCGGCACGTTAATGTTGTGCATGAGCTTCGGCCATGTATCCGGGGCCGCGGTGGTGGCGGCTTTGGGGATCTGGGACCATTCGAGCGGATCGAGCGCCGCCTCTTCCTCTGCGTTCGCCACGATCCGCGGCGGCCAGGCCGATAGCAGGTTGTAGTAGACCTTCGGGAAATCCGAAGGCGACGGTGTAGGTGTTGTTGCCATTCAATTTCTCCTTATTGCTCGATTCGGCAAGCCCATTCGGGCCTTTGCGCGCAGTGTCCGTAGAGCACGTCACAGCGCGTGATGAAAAGGTCGGTCTTGATGTCGTACTGCGACACCATCCGGACGGAGCATCCTGTGTCGGGGTCCTGCTGGCTGGCGGCCATGTGGACGTCCCGCGGAACCTCAAGGGGCGCCATACCGATGCAGAAAGCCTCGCGGTGGAATCCGATCGCTTGCGGCGACAACTGGCCGGCCGTGCCGACGACCACGAGCGGCGTACCGCCCGCCGGCGCCGCCGAGACCGTCTTGTACGGACCCGTGATGATGATCGGCGGATAGATCGGTACGCTCGCGTTTCCCGAAGCATCGCTCGACACGTCGGCCGTCACAACGAACTGCTGAAGGCCCGACAGGGTGTCGCCCGAAACCGGGTTGACGGCGAACACGCTCGCCATAGTGAAAATATCTCCCTTCTTGAGCCGGGCCGCCGCCGCCGCGGTCCAGCCCGCGGTCGCAAGCGACTGGGCTACTCCCGGAGTTCCGGTCTGTCCTCCGCCCGACACCGTGGGGGCGCCGCCCAGCGGGCCGACGGTGTGGGTTCGGCAGTTTTGATCCATGACCCACTCGAAGCCGCCCATCGTCCCCATGCGTCCGCGTTCGTACTGCTGCTTGACCTGGGTCGACGACTGGAACAGAGCTTGAGCGGCTTTGAGGACTGCTTCCTGTGTCCGCGGCGGGATGCACATCGTGCGGGTTCCGTCGACCGGGCAAGCGTTTTCATCGAGCACCCGGCCGGCGGCCCAGAACGGGTCGAGCGCCGTAATCGGCGTTCCCGGCGTGCCGACGGCGTTGGCGGTAGCCTGGTAGGCCAGCGTCAAACCGTCGACGTCGACCTGGTTGGCGAGCGCCAGGGCCGCCGAATCGAGATAGCGGGCGCGGAAGGCGTCGACCGAGAGCGTCAGGTCTTTGGACGAAAATGCGAACGGGACCACCTTCTGCTTGTTCAGGATCAGGACCTTCTGCGTTTCGATGACATCCTGAATCGACGCCGTGATGTCGGGACCGTCGACTGCGTTAAAACGTACCGGGTCGCGCAACCGGAGCGTGTCTCCGATCTTTGCGCCCGTAACCGCGAACTGGTCGTTCCAGGTATGCGCGATTGCGCCCGAGAAACCCAGATTGTTCTTGAACCGCCTAAGCAGTTCGTTGGTGATCATCGTTGATGTTCGGCCCGAATTCGCTAGATCCGGACCCGCCCTTGCGGGCTGCCCTGGCTTTAACCAGGGACCAGACCATCTCACAGTCCCATTCGGGACTTCGGGGGCTTCGCCTCGCTTGAGGCTACGAGCATCGCTGCTCTGGTCGTTGAACCTTCTTGATGCCGCCAACTGTGGCATCAAGCTTGGCTGCTGATTGCCCAATCCCATGTGTTTTTCAAGCATTCGCATTTTCCGTCGCCGGATCTGCTGTAGCAGCACGGGCTCTAAGGGGTTCCCAGCAATTCACCCGATTCTTCACCGAAGAATTACTCCTTCGGGCCAGCGTCTGATTTCTGGATCGTTAAGAGCTGATTCCCAGCCATGTACTAGCCTTTCAGTTGCGCCAGCCGGGCTTTCTCCCATCGCGTGTAGTTGCGTTGCACTTCCGGGTCTTCGATCGAATCCGAAGTCGTCTTACCGGGACGCGAAACAGGCGATGGCGGCCGTGGCGCGGTCGATACTGCCGGTTTGCCGTTTACAGGAACCTGCTGGGAAGATTTCGAGAGAGCGGCCGAGAGCTTGCCGATCTCCATTACCGCTGCTACCGGTGAAAGTTGGGAGATGCGCTTCAGTTCGGCGGGATGCTTGCCTAAATAATAGAGGATCTCGGCGCCGTGCTCGTCCTCGAGCATCGCCTGCCGTCCCGCCAGCACTCCCGGACCCGCCGGGGCCTCGACCGTGTCCATGACGTCGTCGTAATCCGGATGCGCTTTTCTTGCGGCCTTTTCGCGTGCGGACCAATTCTTCTGAAGCTCGACGGCCGCTTCCTGTGCTTTCCGCTCCGCTTCCTCGATCCGGTGCTTCTGCTCGCGCTGGTCCATTTTCCAGTCGGTCAGAGCTTCCTGGTACGCTTCGAGCGTCGGGAAATCCGCCAGTTTGGGTTTTCCAGCAGGTTCGGCCGGAACCGCCTTTTCGGGCGGTTGTGGCTGTTTCTGCTGTACGACCTGCTGCTCGAGTTCCGCGACCCGTTTGGTCAGACGGTCGATCTTGCGCTGGCGCGCTCCGGGCCTTTTGGCCTCCGCGCTTTCGTCTCCCGGTTCGTCCTCTTCCTCTTCCGCTGCTGGTTCCTGCTTATCTGCCGGTTCCGACTCCGGTTCGGTTTTGGCCTGCGGCGGTTCTTCGGGTTCAGCCGCGGCCGCGGATGGTTTGTCGGGAAGCTCACCCGTAGTCCGCCACCTGACGTACTCCCGGAAGTCCGTTGGGGCTTCGGATTCTTCGGTCGGAGTGGCGTTTTCGGGAACCGTTCCCGGTACTGCTGTTTCTTCGCTCATAAAAACCTTTACATCAGGCCCGCCGGCGTTTCAGTCCGGGCTTCGGCGGCTTCGGCGGCGCGCCCGGTAGCCATGGCGTTAATCTGGGCCTGCAATACGCCGATCTGCTCGCGCAGGAGCGCGATATCCTCGTTCGACTTCACCTTCATCTCGCTGGTGATGATCTGCACCTGCGCGTTCAACGCGGCCTGACGGTCGCTCGATTCGATCTTCATTTTTTCGATCTCGGTCTGCGAGTCGGCTTTGGCTTTCTGGATCTTGATCTCTTCGTTCTGCTGGTTGATTACCGCAGTCATCTGGTCGATGGCCTGCCCCATCTGCTGCATCTGATTGACGAGGGCCGGAGGAACGGGCGGCCGCCCCTCCGGCTGATCCTGCAATTGCGGGGGCAGGGTTTTCTGGAACCTTTCGGCCAGCTTGTCGGCGCCCGGAAAATCTCCGTTGCGGAAGATCACGTCGCCCGCGATGGGCATCAATTGCGGGTAAGCCTGCGACATCTTGGTAAGCATGTCGAAGGCTTCCTGGCGTTGCGTCGGATACGACGGGCCGGTGGTGATGGTCACATCGTACTGACCGTTCGCCAGGTCATAGCACCGCTCGATTCCTTTGTCGTCGATGTAGTGCTGGTTGACCTTGACGATTTCCTGCTTGCGGTCCTCGCCAAGAATGCGAACCTCACGCGCGGTGTCGTAGATCTTGGGGATGAGGTCGACCAGAACCACTCCGCACTGCCGAATCGCGCGATTCAAATTGTCAATAAAGTGCAGGTTTGCGAGTCCCGACTGGTTCTGCCGGCGCTGGATCGCCACTCCCGAAGTTTCGTTCGACCGCGCTCCGAGCGAAGCGTCAAAAACGTTAGTCGTGGCCTTGATGTCGTCCGAGGCCTGCAGTGCGCCCGCGCTCAGGGCCTGGATCGGGGGCTCGAACGTGTTGCGCATGGGCGGAGGCGCGGGATTGCCGGCGATGTCGAGCGGCTCGTACTCGAGGTACGACCAGTTCTTCGAATTGGCCGTCGCCCAGCGGGTGTCGCGAAAGATGCCTTTCACCCCGATCCATGGCGCTTTGGTGCCAAGTGAAACCGTTTCGGCTTCCGCGGTGCGGTAGAAGTTATAGAGGCGTTGCGCGTCCCGTGCGAAGCGCACAACGCTGAAGAGCCTGCGCACTCCATCGACCCACATTTCTTTTCCGAGGACGGGAAAGATCGGAATCCATTGTCCGCGCCAGGGAGTTTCCTCGAGGATCTCAACACCGTTGATCTTGTAGCAGGTCACGTGGCGCTCTTCGGTGTCACGGGTGATCCGGGCTCCCGAACCGTCGGTCGCTACCGTCAGGCCGGGGGGCAGTTCGTCCGGCAGGTCGCGCTCGAGCATCGAACTGATATGGCCGTCGGGCCAGCGGATCGCAACCAGTTTCGCGGGCTCGACCGTCAGTTCCCAGTAATTGGCGACGATCACTCCCTCGTCCTGAATCCAGTCTGGGGCCGGATTGGTTCCGCCCTCGTAAAAGTTCAGGCCCGCGACTTCGGAATCGCCGTACTGCACCTTGTATTCGTCGCGCGGGATCAGTCCGAATTCGATGGCCCACCGCATATCGGATTTATCGGCCTGTTTTGCGAATGGATCGATGTAGACGGAAAACTGGTCGGGGATGCGCTCGAGCCTCAGCTCCTGGTCGAAGCTGGTAGGCCCGCAGTACCGCGTAATGACCTTGAAATAGCCGAAGGAACTGGAGGTCGACTGCTCGATCGCGGATTCGTAAATCTCGTCGGCCTTCGAAACTTGTTCGATATGCCGGATCATTCCCTGGATCACGCGTGCGGTGTCCGGGTCGCTCAACGAATCGACCGGATGCACTTCGATACCCGGAGTATTCACGCGGGCGTCGTTGGCGATCATGTTGAGCGGCCCGATTAACTTATTGAACGTGAGGCACGGCCGGCGGCCGGTGGTTTCGCGCTCGTTGCGGTCGGCCGCGTCCCACTGGTTGCCCGAGCAGAACTCGAGGTCGATGCGGGCTTCCTTGCGGATCTCCCATTCGGCCGACTGCGCGAGCTGCAAACGTTCGCGCGCGGTCGCCAGGATGTCGCGGTCGGCCGGTCGTTCAGGCACTGTCCAAATCTCCGTTGCGCATCATCGCGCCCAGGCTCTTTTTGGGCGGCTTCCGGGGTTTGGGCTTGCCCGCCGTGCGGAGGGCGATGGCGACGGCCTGCTTTTGCGGATACTTTCCCGTGTTAATCAATTCCTTGACGTTCGCGCTGACTGTCGCCTGGCTTGCGCCCTTTTTAAGCGGCATCGCTGTCTCCGATTATTTTTTGTTCGCTTAGACGCGTTTTAAGAGCGTCCACGTATTCAATAAAAGACTCCTGGATGGAACCTTGGTCATTGTTTTCGTCAGTGACATCAACTATGTCAACGTGATTTTCAAACTCGCTCACACAAGCCCAGAAGGCCTGCTGATCAATTCCACTGACGCCGCCGTCATATAGTTTCTGAAGCGCCAACAGAAGCGCTTCGCGTAAAAGCTCTAAGGCGACCAGATGAAATGCGGGATCGATTTTCAATGGATCATCACCTAGTTGGTCCATCACCCCATCCACGTTCCGCCGGGCGACCCGAACATCTGCTGATCGTCCGACCGATCCTTGACCGGCTGCACATGTGCGGCGAACGTAAGCGCCAGGCTGTCGCCGCGGTCCGGGCTCGCGACACCGCGCTTCTGCATCGCCTCTTTCGACTCAAGTACAAGCTGGTCGCTGCGGTTCAGGTGCGATCCGGGCGCCGTCAGGTCGGTCTCGAGCACCACGTCGTCGGCCGGGATCGCGCCGCGGTCGAGCCATTCTTTCATCCGGTTCCACATGTAAGCGCGCATGTTGGCCTGATGCCGGTCGGGCGAAGGTCCCCCGAAATTGACTTCGACCACGTTGTGAAAGCCCATCGAACGCAGGCGCTCGACGTAGGGCGCGCCATATGCGGAATCGACGAACATCATCGATACCCTGCGTCCCGGACGTTTGTCGGAAAGCACTTCCGCCAGCCGGGCGAGTATTCCGGAACGTTCTTTAGAATGCTCGCCCGGTATGGCGATCGGGGGGATAGAGCGCGCGTCCACCCCGCGCCGGAACCATACGACATTCCAGGCCTGGCCTCCGCCTGAAACGTCGAAACCGCACACCAGCGGGTCGTCGGGGAACGTTGCGACGGTGCGGCGCTGGGCCGCGTACACCCGGTCCTGGTCTATAAACTGGAGGTCGCCGGCGCGAGGAGCGACCCCCCGGACGCGAACGCGGACGAAGTCGGAATCTTCGCCGTAATCCCTGATCCACTCGTCAATCAGCGCTTTGTTCGTGAAACGCGAGTAGCGCGAATCGATGCACCGCGTGTTCCAGCGTTCGCGCATCCTGCCGAAGCACACTTCATAGAAGCGGCCCTGGTTGCGGGCCGGCTGACCCCAGCAGAAGAACATGGGTTCCCCGTCGGTCAGTCCGCCCTGCGCTACGTCCCAGATCCGGTCGGGGATGTGCGAGGCCTCATCAAACATGTACCAGGAGGTCGACGTGCGCGCGTGCTGGCCGGCGAAGGACTGCGCGTTCTCCTCCTTGCAGGTTTGCGCAACGACCTTCCAGTCTTCCGGGCTGCCGCGGTGGAAGATGCCCTTCGAGCGGATATGGAACCAGTGACTCGTGATGCACAGGCGCGTCCATCGCAGGACCGCGGCCCACGTGCGGCTTTCGAGCTGCTGATAGGTGTTGGCGGTTACCGTGCCAATCGAATAAGGCCGCGTCGAGAGTATCCAGTCTGCGATCCACGCGCCCATGGTGCTTTTGCCGCTTCCATGTCCGCTCGAGGCGGCCATCAGGATCGGCATGACGGGGTCGCTACCGTTGAAATCGCGCTTGCTTACCTCCGCGCCCAGGTCGCGCAGAAATGCTTCCTGGTTGGGGTCCGGTCCCGGTTCGCCGGCCAACTCGGTGGTCTCGCGCCCCCATGGATATGCATACCGGACGAAGCCCAAGGGGTCTTCGTAGAAAGCCACCATCTGTTCGGCGAGATCGAGATCAACCGGCTGTGCCAGCATTGTTGGCCTGGTCGTTCTTCTTCATTTCGATCAGACGTTTTCGCGCCTGCTGCATCCGCTCGACGAGTTCGATCGAGCCCGTGTGTTCGACGACCGTATTCTCGCGATAGAGCGCCGGACGGAACCGCTTCAGGAGCGCAATCAGCAAGGTGTCCGAATACTGCGTCTCGTAAAGTACCTTGCGGCTTCCGCCGATCTTGACGGCGCGTCCCTGGTAGAGCACCGGGCGCTTGACGCCTTCGTAGGCGCGGCGGATGGCCTCGTCCTCGAGGAGTTGGGCCGTTTCTTCCTGGTGGTCGTCGAAGGCCATACGGTAGACGGGATCGGCTTTGTACCACCGTTTATGATCCTGCCGGTCGATCTGCGCGATGCGCGCCGCTTCGGAAATGCGGCCGCAGATGGAGTACGCTTTGAGGAACGCCCGCTGTCGTAAACGTGCATTCAATCGCCGGGGACGTTTGGGTTCTGTTTCAGGCATAAGAAAGTTTGGAACGCCGGAATCGCCACACCCCGCGAGGATTGTCGATCGCCTCCTGCTGGTCGGAGAACTTCTGACCGGTGGGAGGCCGTTCGGCGCGCAGTGCGTCTTCCGCGCCGCTGATTGCGACCAGGGATCGCACGCGTTTCCGCGTCCCGAACGGATGGACGCGGCCCTCTTCGATCAGGTGCGGAACCGTTGCGAGAGGCGCGTAATACAGCAGTTCGCGCGCAGACGTATAGACGGGGATCGAGTCCTTGGAGAAAGCCATAGGAATCCTAAGGGAGGCACGGGAGTTTGGTATTTAGCGTCGTATCCGAACCGACGTGAACCCATCCCGCAAGGGCGAGTAGAACAAAAATCGAATGAAACTCGATTTTGCAGGTATTCTATATTTGTTCGCGATGACAGTCAAGCACTTGCGGGAACT